CCGACCAGACTGCCACAGGAACCATTGCACCGGCCTTTGGCTCGATGGTAAGGTATGAGCCTGTCAGACTGCCCTTGAAAAGCAGCTCATAATCCGGAATCTCCGCTGTTCCGATGATTCGTGCCGATGGGCACCGCATCCGCATCTGCCGGATGTTAAGGTTGCTGCCATAGGCGATGTAATATCTTTTTTTCATAATGGTATCCATCCTTTCCGAAGGGATCACCCTTCTGCCACCTTAAGACCGCCAAAGCGGTCGGGGTAAGGTGGCAGGAGGCTAACTCCTGCGTGTCCTTCAAGCGGCTCTGCCATTACGGAAGGCGGTATCTCCTGCCAGCCGCTTGGTAAGGGTTTCCCTTGCAGTTGCAAATTCCTCACCGATGAATCCAAGCCGGAGGAGCCAGGTTCTCATGGCGTACTTTGGATTTTCATTCTGCTGCGGTTTCGGGCTTGCAGTGCGCACCGTCTTTGCCATTTGGCTCAGTGCAAGGCAAAGCTGAATGTAGCTTTTTAATTGCCCTGCGTGAAGTCCGTTCCGTTTTCCATCTGCGGGGGCATCGAATTGAAAAAGTCTGAATTCAATCGTTCCCTTGGTAAAAGTCGCATGGTAGTTGAGCATATGGTATCGGCTGTCATTGTAATGATGGTCTCTGCCGTAATCCGCTCCGTTGGAGTTGTACCAAATGTCTGCAAGTGCCGCCATCATCTTTGGCTTTTTCTTGTTGACCTGCTCTAAAAACCTTGGGTCAACCGTTCTGCAGTAGCGATGCATTCTGCCTCGGTCAAGGTCAAGGGCATCGGCTATGAGGCTTTCGTGGCTTGCCATGATATTTGCAAGGTTTCTCATGGTCTGTGGGGTGTGTCCGTTTGCCCCGATATGGATGTGAACTCCGCACCCTCTTGTGGCATCGCTCTTTGCTCCTGCATGGCGAAGTTTTCGGATAAATTCCTGCAAAACCTCAAAGTCTGCGTAGTGAAGAATCGGTGTGACCAGTTCACACTTTTCGCTGTCCGGCCCCACGATGCTGACATCCTTTTGGAATTTCCATTCCCTGCCGTCTGCATCCCAGGCTGACCAGGTTTGGTAGCCGTTCCTTCTGGCTGTGTCCTTATATCTTCCGGTTCCAAAAAATTCAGCGGCAATCTTTGCTGCCTTTTCCCTGCTGATGCTGTTCATCTCCACCTCAACTCCGATGGTCTGCTTTTTCATTTCCTCAATCTGTCTTGCGATTCTTTCGTTCATGGTATGTACCTCCGTTTTTTGTTTGGTGTATTTCCTTTCGGTAGTACATATATCACTCTAAAGAGACATAATAGCAAGAGAATTATGGGCATAAACTGCACAATGTTTCGGAATGGTATTTGTGTGTATTATGGCTGTATATTCTACTGTGAACGGGCATTTCCGCTCTCCTCATCCAAAATGGCAAGCATGAATCTGGCTCCGTTTTTGAAGCCCCGGACATAGTGATCCAGCGTAGAAATGGAATTGACCTCCATCTGTGCCTTTACCAGCCGTTTCAAAGCCGCAAGACTCTCACCCTCCAGTCTGGCGTTTAAAAATTCCTCTGCCTCCGCCGTTTCTTCCATAGCCTTCTGCAGGTTCGCTGGCTGTGAAACATCTGGTTCGTTTGGTACGATATTTCCGAAATAAAACTCCTCGATCATGTTACGCATCTTTTTTTCCCACCTTCCTGCACTGATCCTCTCCATAAACCACATTCAGGTGTGACCCGTTATCCCACTGCACCAGGATGGAGGCGGTATCGTCCACCCCAGTCACCGTGCCGAGGGTGCCAACCTGCGGGGCCTGTGCATCTTCCATTCGCACAAGCTCCACCCGTGTTCCCGCAGGGTAATCCCTGCGGACCTGTTCGAGAATCTTGCTATTCGGAAACCGCATTTTTTGCACCCCCTTTAAAAGCCGAAGACCCAGTCATATTCTTCAGCAGGATTTTCCGCTCCTCCTTATATTCTGCGCCAATAAATCCAAGCCGCAGGAGGAAGCAGCGGAAAGCGTATTTTTCATTCTCCGCATCCTTTTCCTTCGCCGTGATCCGTTTCTGGTTCTGTGCCATTTCGCACAGGGCCGCAATAAAATGGCTGTAGGCTTTTACCGCGTCGGCATCCAGCCCATCGGAAAACCAGGGGAAGGATACCTGCTCCTCTGTTATCTCCACCGGAAGCCCCTCCACCGCCAGCGCCTTTTTGATTAGACCCGCCTTAGCCTCCACCAGCCTTTGCAGGTTCGCAAGCGCCGTATCCGTGAAGGAGTCCCTCGGCATTGCCACTGTAAGCCCCACGTTTTCGCCCTGTGGCGCAGTTTCCGGCATTCCGTATGCAGGCGGGCAGTCCTCCAAAGGCTCCTCACAGTCGATTTCCGGCTGCGGTTCATCGTATTCAGAACTTTCGTAGTGAAAACCTCTCTGGTCAAGTTCCTCAAGCACACGCTCGATTTCTTCGCTGTCTGCCATGTCATCAAATGTAAGGTTGCCCTCGCGGGTCACGGTAAAATAATCCACCTTGTATGCGTAGGTTGGGGTTCTCATGTAGACTGCCTTTGCCCCTGTGATTTCTTCCAGTGCCTTTACAAAAGGCTTCCTGTCTGTAATGTTGTAAGTAACTTTCATGGTGTGTACCTCCTTTGCTTTTCGGTACTACATTAATCACTCTAAACGGCACAGATAGCAAGTGAATCCGGAGAAAATATGTGCCGATTTATCTTGTGGAATGTTGTGAGTAATCCACAATACCGAACAACTCGAAATCGTAGGGCATCTCTTTACCTCGTGTATTTCTTTGACTCATGGCGCACTTCCTTCTATGATATATAGCGTCTGTCATTCCTACACTTCCTCCTGCAGACTGACTTCCCCATATTGGTAGGTCAGGCCGTCACGCATAACGGATACGCCGTCTGCCGAACCGGCCTGCTCGATAAATCTCTTTACAATGACATCACAGTATTTTTCATCCAGCTCCACCATGCAGCAGATGCGCCCCGTCTGTTCGCAGGCAATCAGCGTACTGCCCGAACCGCCGAAGGGATCAAGAACAATACAGTTGCTCATACTGGAATTCATGATGGGATAGGCCAGGAGCGGAACCGGCTTCATGGTCGGATGGTCGCCGTTTTTCTTCGGCTTATCAAATTCCCATATGGTAGATTCCTTCCTGCCTGTGTACCACTGGTGTTTCCCTTTCTTCTTCCAGCCAAACAGCACCGGCTCGTGCTGCCACTGATAGGGAGAGCGGCCAAGCACCAGGCTCTGCTTCTTCCAGATACAGGTGCCGGACAGATAAAATCCCGCATCAGCAAATGCCCTGCGGAAATTCAACCCTTCGGTATCGGCATGGAATACATAAATACTGGCAACGTCCGCCATCGCCTTTTCTGTATTGCAAAAGGCATCCAGTAGGAACTGATAGAAAGCATCGTTGCCCATGTTGTCATTTTGGATTTTCCCGGCACTGCCTTCGTAATTTACGTTATACGGCGGGTCCGTGACCACAAGGTTTGCTTTCCTATCTGCCATCAGAAGCTCCAGAGTTTCTGCTTTGGTGCTGTCCCCGCACACCAGCCTGTGCCTGCCAAGCGTCCAAACATCGCCCTGCTTTGCGACAGGCGGTTTCTTTAGTTCGGCATCCACATCGAAGTCGTCATCCCGGATGCCGTCCTTTACATCATCCCGGAACAACTCATCAATCTCCGCCGGTTCAAAACCCGTGAGGGAAACGTCAAAATCAGCTCCTTGCAAATCAGAGATCAAAAGCGCCAGCTTATCCTTATCCCAGTCACCGCTTATCTTATTAAGAGCGATGTTCAGGGCCTTTTCTTTTTCCTCGTCCATCTCCACAATGACACAATCCACCTCGGAAATGCCCATATCAATCAGCACCTTCAAACGCTGGTGACCGCCTACCACTCTGCCTGTGGTCCTGTTCCAGATGACCGGCTCCACATAACCAAACTGTTGAATGGAACGTTTCAGCTTTTCATACTCTGCATCTCCAGGTTTTAAATCCTTGCGTGGATTATACTCGGCAGGGAGCAGCTCGGCTGTATTCTTTTTCTCAATCTCCATTACCCGCACCGCCTTTCCAACAGCTTATACAGTCCTTTTCGCGCACCCTCCACATCCCCGGCAAGCGCCTGGCCTTTGATGGTGTGAAACTGCTGCCTTGTCAGATTCCCTTTATTAGCTTTCAGCGATTTTAGAAAATCGGCCAGATTATTTTTCTCTCTCATGTCACATTCCTTTCCTTGCACGGAGCAGACGCTCCATCACATCATTCTGCGGTGCCTCATCACTATAATCCGTGCTGCAGTTCTCCTTCACGATTTGGAAGATTTCATTCCACAGTCTGACCGCCTGGTTCATGTAGTTGATGCCGATGTTGATGAAGGGGGAGGGAATCGGCTTCTGCGTGGTCGGATGCTTGGACAGAAATCCCAGCTTGCTGGTCATCTCCTCACACTGTATCCAGCGGGCCGAAGCCATCGCATAACGCTCCAGCAGCTGCGTTGACACCTTGGAGCTGCATCCAACCTTTCTCAGCCACTCCCAGGTTTCTTTGTAAATATCAGCGGCCTGCAGTTCACTGCCGTCACGCTGTTCGGCGGATAAAAAATCATGGGGCTTTGGCATTTCCACTCCCTCGATCTCCGGGATGTCCAGAACTTCCAATTTCCTGCCGCCCGGATTTCCTTTCTCCGCTTTTTCGGCTACCGCCGTTTTCTTGCGCCCGGCCCCGGCTCTTGTGCCGCCCCTGCCGCCTGTGTTGTTAGATTTTGTAGGCATTTTCTCTCAACCTCCTTTATTACCCTTTTGAAATCGCCTTTTTTGTGCGTGTGACCCCCGCACCGTTTCCCGGACGCTTTCGTCTGGAGAAGTGAACCGCCCCTCCCCGTCAATGGTTGTGCCAGCGGTCACCGTTCTTCGCATGAATCCTTGCATGGCACTCCTTACATAAAGCAATCAGGTTCTCCCTGTCATGAGTTCCACCTTGTGACAGCGGCAGCCTGTGATGGATCTCCTCGGTCTTTACATACTTTCCTTCCTCAAGGCACTGCTCACACAGAGGGTGGGCGGCGGCATAACTGTCACGGATTCGTTTCCACACCCTTCCATACCTATGGCGTACAGCCGGGTCACGGTCATACTTCTCGTAGCGTCTGTTCTCTAGCTTTGTGTGTTCCTCACAGAACCGTCCGTCTGTCAGGTTGGGACAGCCGGGGAAGGAACACGGCCGCTTTGGTTTTCTCGGCATCTGTTCCACCTCCTTTCTGGCATAAAGAAAGCCCCCGCAGGATTGCTCCCACGAAGGCCGTCTGTCTTTATGCGGTTTTCGATAGTAACAGTATAGCACTGCTAAATGGAAAAAGCGTCCACGATATTACTCATGCCTTCCCAAACAGCAGGGTCGTCAGATGCTGCAGGGCACGGTTCTTTTTGTTGTAGGCAGATGACCGCTCGATGTGGAAATGGTCGCAGATTGCATACACCGCGCCAGCCTGGCCGTCCTCATCAGAATAAAAAGTTTCCAGCACATACCGCTCATCCCCGTTCAGTTCCTCCCAAGCCGGAAGGAACCACGCCATGTATTCCACTGCCTGCCGGTACCGTTCCTTCAACACATCGATCTCCTCAATGCCCTTGGTGATCCGTTCCTCTACGGCCTTGGGATTATGGATGTGGGGCATCCCGTCAAATCTCGGACTGCCGACACCGCTCATTTTCTGATAAGCCGCCTTGACCTCATCATCCGTGTGGTGAATGATAAATTCCATGCTGCTGTAATCCTTTAACGCATCCACAGCCGCCGACCGCTTATCAAGATATTTCCAGATAATGCTCATGATCTGTACCTCCGATTCTGGTTTTTTCTTTCCCTCGGATTGGCACGGATTGTCCTATGTTTTCACAGATTTGCTTTCACCGCATCGATCAAAGCCGCCTGGGAAGTATCTTTTACTTCCAGTGCCTTTAAGATGCGTTCATCAATGGTACCCTTCGTGACGATATGCTGTACCACCACGGTGCCGGAAGACTGCCCTTGTCTCCATAGCCTTGCCACTGTCTGCTGATACAGTTCCAAGCTCCAGGTAAGCCCGAACCACACCAGTGTGGAACCGCCGCCCTGCAGGTTCAGCCCATGTCCCGCCGAAGCCGGATGGATTAGCGCCACTGAAAACTCCCCTGCATTCCATCTTCGGATACTTTGGGAAGAATCCAGCTTAGAGAATGGGATTTTCAGCTTATGCAGCCGTTCCGTAATGCGCTCCAAATCATGCTGAAACCAATAAGCGACAAGAAGCGGTTTCCCGTTCGCCGCCTCAATCATGTCCTCCAAAGCGTCCAGCTTCCGGTCATGTATCCGAAGTATCCCACCGCCATCCTCATATACCGCCCCGTTTGCCATCTGACTGAGTTTCCCGGAAAGGGAAGCTGCATTGGAGGCTGTGATTTCTCCGTCCGGAAGCTGCAGAACCAATTCTGTTTTTAATGCAACATACCGTTGCATTTCTTCCTCGGAAAGATACACCGTGTATCTGGACTCCACCAACTCCGGCATCTGCAGGTAATCCGACGACTTCATGGAAATCGTGATATCGGAAATCAATCTGTATATCTCCTGCTCTGCTCCAGGCAGGGGCTTATAGGAAAACACCACCTGACCGTTCCGCTTATCCGGCAGGAAATATGCCGTGCGGTACTGGC